ATCCATCACCAGAAGGAATGATCAGCGGAACTGCCGGCAGGCCCGCATCTTGTCTCTGTCGTCGAGCGCAGCGGCGATCACCGTGCCCAGGGCGGAACAAGGAGGAAGCGCATCCAGTTCTCGTGCTGCCTGATGCTGGATCTCTTGCGAGATCGGGGTCGGCGCCGGGCAGTCAGTAGCGACCGTTGCGCAACCGGTCAGCAGCATCAGAAGGCTTGGTATTGCGACGGTCGATTTTCTCATATTCCTCATCCCGCTTTTCTTCAATATCCTGCACCTGTTTTCTATATTCGTCACGCTGGATTTTCTTTCCAGCGAAAAAACTGAACAGGATGCTGAGACCCGCAGCCAGCGGACCTGCAATCGTCACACCCCACAGACGCCAGGCCATGATCACGGCCGTCAGAAGGATGATCATCCAGATGATTAGGCTCCACTGGTTCATTATCCACATAATCATATCGGATTATCCTTGATAATGGCTCAGAAAGGAAACCAGGCCTTCCAGAGCTCCTTGGCGGAAATGATGGTGCCGAGCAGGGCACCGGCAGCACCCCAGATCCATTTGCCCATCAGGCCGGCACCCTCGATCTGGTGCTTCATGACCAGGAACTCCTTGATCGAGGGGGTATTCTCGGCGAGCTGACGCTCGACCAGCTCCAGACGCCGGTCGAGACTGTTCATGCTCTTCAGGATGATCTCGATCTGGCGATCACGGTGCTCACGATCCTTGCGATCATGCTCCAGACCAGCCACGACGGATTTGAGTTGCTCTTCCAGCCGAACCAGCTGGGTTCCAAATTCCTCAGACACGGGCACATCCTCACATCACGAAAACGAAACGGGTGAAATGCGAGACCGTGATTGCTGGGATTGGAGAGCACCACGGATCAGATCGGGGAGATCAGATCAGGCATCAGGGACCGAGATCATCGGCACGACGACGCCGCAGATATTCCAGTGTGAAGCCGTGGAGAATCATGAAGAGGGGGAAATATTCCCCCAGAAGCGGGGCAAACAGGGCCGGGTCCATGACCACGAGGATCTCAAGGACCGTCCCGATCAGGACTTGCAGGCGAGCCAGGAAGATGGTCTCGCTGTACTTGAAGAATTTCTTGATGGCGTTCCACATGGATCAGCCTCCGCAGGCGATGTTGAAAAGGTTACAGGGCAAGGCCATCAGCCATTCCCAGATCCCGAAGAGCACCGTGCCGACGGAGATCATCACGGCTGCCCACAAGGCTGAAGCCGGCACCCGCTCCTCGACGGATTCCTTGATGGATTTCTTGACGGATTTCTTGAGAGCGGTCTGGAGATCTTCAGGACGAGACGGGGTAACAGGGGCCGGTTTCACACCGTGCAGATCGAGATGACCGGGGGTCTTGAGATCCATGCGGGCAATGGCCTCATCGAGGCTGTGGGCCGGTGTGAGCGTCGGCGCCTTCGGCACATTGTCGGGATTGGGATCCTGATCCAGCTTGGGTGTCGTGGCCCCGCCCAGCATCAACGCCTGGGTCAGTTCCTTGCGGATGTCGATCTTGACCGCACTGCTCCAGACCGGCTGCAGGGCTGAGCTGACCTTGGTGTATTCGGTGATGGTGCCGTTGTTCGACCACTTGCCATCGAAGAACAAGGCCTTCTCGGCCTTCCGGCGCTTGATGATCGATTTGGGCTTGGAATAGTTCATGAAGGCCTTGCGAGCCTTGACTACATCGCCGGCGCAGAAATACGCCACCCACTTGGCCTTGAGGATGGCGCCGGTATTCCAGTCGAAGGAGAGCGCGGCTGCAAACTGTGCCTTGGAGATCTTCACGCCCTTGAAGGCCCGACGGACCCGATCGGCATAACGCTCCAGCGCCCAGGCATAGAGGTTCATGCAATGCTGCAGGGTCTGGGGATTGTTGATGTAGCGCGACACCCGGTGACCGGTGGCATCGGTCATACCCACATTCCAGGTGAGCACGTCCTCGCTGTCGTAATAGGCCTGTCGGACCAGGGCCTCGTGAAAGGCGGTTTCAAGGGCGGTCTGGACATCGACATGCCAGAGCTCACCAAATTTCAAAACGCTCATGGGATTTCTCCGAAAATGGTCATTTCATTTTCGGGAACTGTTATCGCAAAATATCCTGATTATGTCCAATAATATAATCTCGGATTTTCAAACCATATATTCAAAAACACCATCAACCAGAAGCCCATCGATACCATTACCGACAAGGTTCCAGTTCAGCTGCACGTCAGCCGGTGCGATCGAGAAATAATCCGAGGTCCAGTCGGCGGGGATGTCGAACTCGTACATGATCAGCCACCAGCCATTGGCGCGCTTCAGCATGCGCTGATGCTTGATCAACGGGTAGATCGCCGGATCCGCGGAGATATCGACGAACTCGCCACGCCGCAGATCGAAGAACACGGCCCCCACGAGGCCGGCGTAAAGCGGCGGCTGCCAGGTGCCCATCCGCACCACACCCACACCATCATCCTTGACGAAAGCGCCACGGCGCACCCGTTTGGAACCAGAAGGATAAGACCGCAGCTGCAACAGATCACCCCAGGGTTCACGATTGGCAATCTGCAGCCGATGCGCTGTCAGGGCACCCGAGATGCCTTCCTGGTTCGGGGTGACGACGAGACCATTCTCCGGGATCCAGCTGGCTGCCGTGAGATCATCGGGACTGGACAGATTGTTGACCGGCGCTGCCGGACATTCGATGGCACCGGGTGTCCAGAAGACCCGGCCCGGAAGATTGACCGAGTTGCCGACGAAGTCTTCGCTAGGACGCTCGATGCCGTATTCCTGGGTGATGTCGAGACCCATGCCCCACATCGGAGATCCTGCCACCGGCTGGTAATCGGCCGGATCATCGGAGCTGTCATTCAGGAACCGGGGATCCCCCTGATAGGCCGAGACGGCATTGCGCATGAATTCCTTGGGCTGGCCATCGGTCGAGGAGGAATCGACCCAGTTGAAGAAGTCCTGCCAGTCGAAGCCGTAATAGCGCATCGGGCGTCCTTCCGTTGTGTGGAAGACATTGCCCTCGATCACCAGGCGGTTCTTGCGCACGTCTCCCATCAGGCCGGAGCCCTTCTGCAGGAAGATGTTGTTGGTGACGATCCCGGTCAGATGATCGGCGGTGACCCCGTCATAGGAATAGACCACGAAATTGTCGGCCATGGTGCCCCGGACGTTATCCGTCACGATGGTGTTGTTGTAGACGAGGCAGTCCTTCCAGTCGGAACCCACTGGACGACCGGTGCCGAGGAAGATGCCGTATTTCGAAAAGCCCCCTGCCCCGCAACGGAGCGAGATGTTGTAGCGTGCCACATTCCGCTCGAAATCACGCAGCCGGGCCTGTGGCCAGAAGGGTTTGTCGTTGAAGGCGTAGAGCAGGATCCCCGGACCGGCGCAGTCGATGCACAGATTGTACTCGAGCACGCAATCGACACAGCCGCCATCCAGATCGAAGCCCCCGCCATCGGGACCATTCGAACCCTGATTGATGGTGACGTTCCGGCGCATCACGATGCTGATCGAATCCCAGCACCAGGCACCCACCGGACCCGCCTGGCTGGTGTTGTTGTGGCCGCAATTCTCGACCAGGTTTCCTTCCATGGTTCCGCGCAGCGTCTGGGCGATGATGATGCCGTTGCCGGAGTGGTTCGGGGTGCCAGGTGTGCCGAGGCAATTATAGACGTGGTTGTCGATCACCTCGACATCCTGGAAAGAGGCTGGCTTGTTGCGGATGCCCCAGAGCTCACGGCCATTGGCCTCGTCGTATTGCTCGCTCTCGACGGTATAGACGATGATCCCGCCCGTGTGCCCGTTGCGGGTATTACCGACGCAGTCATGCACTACGTTGCGATGGATCTGCGGGTTGATAAATCCCGAAGGCGCATTGCGGGCAGAGACCCGGATGCCGTCGTCCCCATATTCGTGAACGATGTTGTCCGCGATCACCAGTCCCGGCAGGAAGACGCTGTTATCCTGCACGTTGGACGCCCGGATCCCCGCCGTCGGATTGAGGGTGATGCCGGCGCCTTCGAATTCCAGATTGGTGATCGAGGCGTTGGGACAGTTCACGGCCAGAGCCCCCTCCCCCATGCCGGAGAAGATCCGGGCCTTTCCGGAACCATAGGAAGACGCTGCCTGATTGGGTGCCAGATGAAGCGTGCCCTCGAAGGTATCCCCGCCCCGGAACAGGATGGTCTTGCCTTCCCGGGGGATCTGGTTCGCCAGAGCCAGAGAGCGCAAGGGTGAGGCGTCTGTCCCCTGCCCTGTCCAGTCATCGCCGTTCGCGGCAAAATGCACGGTCTCGGGATAGGAGAAGAATTCCGGGCGCCAGATCAGGGTCTCCCCCAGATAGACGGCACTGGCCGGCTGGGTGCCAAGCCAAAGTTCCGTCATCGGAATATCGCCGCTGTAGATCATCGCGCGTTCTCGTAATTGTCGATGAAGGGAACCGTCGCCAGACCGGCACGAACACCAGCCCGGGTCTGTGTGGCGAATTGGGT